GACCAGAAGTGGCTGTATTCGCTTTTATCAGGTCTTTGTATAGCTGTACACCAACTAGCATCTTTAAGCGCCTCTGACGCTGATTTATAGGTTTTACCAACCATTCCAAAACTTCTTGTACTCATAGTTACTTCCCCTTGTTGACAGTTAATCGTTAGACTTCCGTTTTTTTCTTTTACTATCATTTTTTTCCTGTTTTATGTATTTGCGAAGAATACTCAAAATACCTTCTTCTACCAGTATTCCAAGCCCTTCTTTGTCAAAATGCACTAAAGCGTCTGCGCTTCCATCTTCATGCTCTTTTACTATTTCAATTCTTATGTCCATCTTGTGCCTTTCTTAGTATTGCTCTAGCAAATAAAACCAATCGTTCAGGATTTTCACTATGGTACCTATGGCAAAAATACTTAGCTTCAGATTTTATTTCTTCATCTGTTAGTGTCTTTGCTGGATGGGCAATAGATTGAACATAATTAACCAATTCTTGATACCTGTCTGCAACACCTTTAGGGTCAGAAGCAAGCCATGAACGATAGCTATATGCAATATGGTTAAATTCTTCTTCATTCCACGCTACTGGTTCATTGTTCATTTGCATAACCCATTTCTCCATTTGATTTATAGCGCAATAACTCTCTATTCAACGCCTCTATTTCAGCTTGTTGCTGGCGTAGCATGGCAACCGCTCTTCTAATATCGGGGTCATTAGAGTCTGCTAATAAATCAGCTAGTTCATTTGCAGTCATAAAATTCCTTATAATTTAACCAAGGTTTAGACACTAATTTGTAGCCAAAGATGTACCATAATGGCCCACTAGACACTTCTATAACTCGTCTTTTGCTTTCAATAGCAACTAGCTTTTCAAGTGTATGGGTAATGTGGTTTTTATACTTAAACATCTCCCTAAACGCTGATTTGGTACGAATACGCTTATCCACATATACCCCCTTCTTTAGCTGCCAAAGACTTCATATAAGTTTTTAAAGCCTTGTCATCTTCTTTGAATATTTTGTTAAATAGGTTATGTGTAGGCATCCTTGCTGTATGGGCGTGAAATGTGCCATGCAAAACATAGTAAGAAAATGCCCTACAAGCCAACTCAAACTCCTGGCAATCTGTTTTTTGAGTGCATTTGTCGCAAGGTGCTTCAGCTTCAAATACTCTTCTAATGTATGTATCCATATCCCCTTAATAAAAGTAGCAGGTCAGGTCTTTTTAGTTTGAAATCCCCAAGGGCCATAAAGCTGAATAGTGTCAAGACCTGCTATGTAAGTAATTTATTAAAGTTTCATGCACTTTTACATAGGGACATACCCTAATGTGTTGTAAATAAACAACAAAGAAGGTGGGCTACTTGCTTCTTTACGCTTTCGCCCATTGGAAGGTGAGGCTGACTCTCGTGTGAAGGAGTAATGGAAGGGGAAACCAAGCCAGCCTCGTAATTAGTTTAAACCAGTTTTCAATTTGTATATTTTAAGCAACGCTAGAAACATCTCATAGCCGTCTTTAAGGTCTTGCTCACTATGCTCATAAATGGCTATTTCATTTGTTTCGCCATTAATGTATACATTGGCGCATCGTGCAGATGGGGCTAAAACCTCTCTATACGCTGCAAGCTGTAATGTATTATCTATGTATGGGGTTAATTCCGCAGGTCTTTTCTCGGTCGATTTGAAGTCAATTACGATGCCTCCGAAGTCATGGCGTGGTTTGCAATACAAATCGCACTTACCACCATAGCCTTCTTGGTTTACTAGGGACTGCTCTGGAATCCACATCTGAGTCCCAAAATGGGCTGTTATGGCGTCATCTACGACACGGACATACGCTGGCATATCCGGTAGGTAATCTTGGTTGTAAAACGATTCTATGAAGTCATGTATAAGAGTACCCCTAGCCATAGCATCTTGGGATTTTCTTTTAGATAATTCTAATATTCTTGCAATGTAGTCTTTTTCTTCTTCTTGCAGACCTCTTGGGTTTTCTGCGGCAGCTTTAATGGCCTCAGTCTGAAACCATGTATTAAGTCCAGCTTTAGATAATTGGCTGTTAATTGTAGAAACGGAAGGTACGAGAGTGCCTGGGTTAGCTTTGGCATCTCTAAGCGTTGTATTTCTTTCTTTTCCATTTTTACCTGTAGTTGTATAGCGTGGTGCGCCTGTTTTTGCACAATACCAATGTTCTGACATTTATTTCCCCTTTAAATGCTTAGTTAAGTAATTCTAAAATTGCATTTCTATCTACTTCAGTAATGCACATATCAGCGCATACTTGAATCACATCTTTAAGTATTAACTCTAAGTCTTGGGGTTCAAAAGAAATTAACCGCCTTTCTTCATCTACTCCATAGGCTTCCATAGTAATAATGGCTTTTTCGCCAATAACATCTTTGATGTGACTCAGCATGGCTATTCCTTAAAATGGAAGGTCAGAATCTTCAATGGTATGGCGCTGGATTTCATCGCTACCACTAGCTTTAAATCCTACCGGTGCTTTTTCTTTGCCAATAGATACGCTAAAAAACTTGCCTTTTTTGCCTTCTTTAACCCACGCAGATAAGTAACATTCACGGTTATTAACCATGATAGTGCCTGTATAGTCTGGGTGATTTTCGGTTGTTTTGCGGTCATTTTTAAATAGTGAGCCACTACCTTCTTTTGGAATATAAGCCATGATTAAATCTCTCTCGCTTTTACTACTGGTTTAGGTGACGAAGCGGCATTACCATCATCGTCTGCTTGTACTACTCCAACTACTGCTGCTAATGCGTATCTACGCATATAGGTTAATGCTGACCCTGCGCCTTGTGCATCAGGCTTAGTTACCGGTACAGACATTTCTTGACTTATAAATTCCCCTGATTTATGGGAAATAATGGTAGTTAAAGACATTTTTGTAGCAATATTTACATCGCCATTGTCTTTTTCTAACTGCACAAAATTAATGTCCCCAGGGAATTGCATAACCGCCAACCCATTTTCAGAAAGAAGGCTACGGCAAACATCCCAAACAGACTCAAGGTCAGCATATTTAGACTTAAAAAAAGGATTAGCAGAGTCTTTAATCGCATGGGTCATTTTTCCTTGCACGATAGATAAAGCTAAAGTTAGGTTAGCAATGGAGTCAGAAGTAATCATTTTGCACCTCTAATTGTTGGAAAAGACTCAAGAGGATTTCCAAAAATACCACCAAAGTCTTCAAATACATTTTGTAGTAACACATTGCGTTTGTTGTTAGGCTTGCCACAAGCTGCACGAATAACATCTATATCGTCTTGTGCTAACTCTGTGCCAAATTCCATGTTGTCTAGCGCTATTTCTAAGCGCTCTTCCATTTCAATCATTAATTGATTAAGTTGTGACATCTAATTCCCCTTAGATACATAGCAAAATTGCTATAAGTAAGACTATAAGACAACTTATAAAGTTTTGCAATACTCTTGTGAAATATATTATTTTTATGTAAGATTGACGCATGAAAACAACATTCGCACTTACAGACGCACAAATAATAGGTCTTTTAGGGGGCGCTAAGGCAGTAGCAAACCTATTTAAAATAGACCAAGCAGCCGTAAACCAATGGAAAGTGAATGGTATTCCACTTAATAGATTAGTATTTTTGGCGGCAGAAATAGAAAAACAATCTAATGGTTTGGTAACTCGTCAAGATATGTTTCCCAAATTGGCATTGTATGTTTGGCCTGAGTTGTTGCCAAAAAACAACAGTTTTGGAAAACAAGATGATATTGAGTAATGTAACCATTTGCGCCATAGACTCAGTACAGCCAGACAAAGCTAAAAAAGCCATAGAAAGAAGTAAAAGAAACATTGAATTTGGTGGTGAATTGTTTATTGACCACATGAGTATTAACAGTCGCCAAGCGTATAGCAAATTTATCCTTCAGGAGTTGCATAAATACATCCATACGGACTTTGTTTTAATAGTGCAATGGGATGGGTGGGTAATTGACGCAAGCGCCTGGCAACCCCAATTTTTAGATTACGATTACATAGGTGCTGTATGGCCTTGGCATCCTGAAGGACTAAGAGTTGGTAACGGAGGTTTTTCCCTTAGAAGCAAGAAACTGTTGGAATTAACCAACACTCCTAAGTTTGTTTACGACAATAAAAACGAAGATGATTTAATCTGTCATTTAAATCGTGATTACCTGGTTAGCAACGGAATAAAGTTTGCACCGGAAGAGTTAGCAAGGTATTTTAGCTATGAAAGAGAGTTATCAAATCTGCAAACCTTTGGTTTTCATGGGGATTTTCACATGAGTAAATACTTGTAGTATTATTGCAGTCCGCACTCCAGGCGTACTAAGCACCTAAATCGGTGGCGTGGAAGAAAAGATAGGCGAGTGATGCACCCCACTTCAGCCTAGTAGCGTTAAATGGCGACTACACAAGATTTTAGGGACAAGGTGATACAAGACCTTTAATCGAATGACCATTAACTCAGGTAGGACTGGTTAGTAACATATAAGTTACTAATGGGTCAGTTGATAGTTTCCTATCACCCTTGGTCAACCTATGTTGTAAATATACAACTAAGGGTTTGTCATAGGTGACAGTAGCTAAAAATAATAAGAAACTAAATTCCTAGACACAAATTACTTTGTCTAGTAACTAAAGGGGAATTACATGAAAGACTTTATTGGTAGTTGTTTATTAGGTGCTTTAATTGGTGGTATGTTTGGTTATGGGTCAGCCCAAGCACAAACCTATCAGATGACAAATCCACAAGGCTACAGTCAAGGTACAGTACAGATTCAAGGTAATACAGCACAGTTTGTAAATCCTATGGGTTACACCACTCAGACTGCTACTATCTATCCTAATCAGATTGTATTTACAAGCCCAAGTGGTTATACAACTGGCGTAGTAGGTACACCGCAATACACAACACCATCTAGTCCATCTACACCTACAAGCCCACGCACCCTACAATAGGAGAGGAGAATGTTTGATGAATTCTGGTCTATTTATCCACGCAAAGTTAATAAAGCAGTTGCACGAAAGTCCTGGCAACGACTTACAGAAGCACAGCAACTTATGGCTGCAAAAGCTATTAGCGTACATTGCGACTACTGGAAAGCAAAAGAAACTGAGTTAGAATTTATACCCCATGCAAGCACTTGGCT